GTGGTATAGCTAAAGAATATGAAAAAACACTTGTTATAGAAAATTATACGTACAGTACAACAAAAGTTTTTACGCTTTTGCAAACACCAAGTATGGAACCAGTAGAAAAATTAAAAGTAGAAATCAATGGAGAACAAATACAACATTATTTTGATTTCACTATTACCAATAACGTAGTTACCATAACAAAAGATCTAACGGCGGGCGATATTATACGTTTTACCATTAAAATCTAAAAAGTATCAGTTAATTATGCGATAAATATTATTATGGTAACATATATTGGATATAGCACAATTGACAGAAATACAATTAATGCAGTACTCACTGACAAGGATCTAGCCTTGCGTGATTTGCTAAACCATTTCTATACACGTCGAGGTGAAAGAGTAATGAACCCAAATTTTGGTTCAATACTTCATGAATTGGTTTTTGACCCACTTGATGCAAGAACAGAGATACTTGCAAAAGAAGATGTTGAGCGTATTATTAACAGTGATCCAAGATGGAGATTTGTAAGTCTTAATTTAACAAAACCAGTAGACCATCAACTTGATATACGAGTACGTGTAATCTATGATGATACTGGTACAGCAGAAGATCTATATCTAACTTATACAAGTGAGGCGGAATAATGGCACAAGGTGCAAGACAGAGTAGTTTATTTGCGGCAGAAGATTTTAGTGTAGTCTATGAAAGTTTTGCACAAGCAAACTTTAAAGCATATGACTTTGACACTATTAAAAACGCAATGGTTGAGTATATTGATACCAACTATCCAGAAAATTTTAACGACTGGATCAGCTCAAGTGAATTTACAAGCTTGCTGGAACTCATGGCATTCTTGGGCCATAACCTAGCCTTCCGTAACGACCTCAACTCACGTGAAAATTATTTAAGCACAGCAGAGCGCAGAGACAGTGCTCTCCGTATTGCAGAGTTTTTAGGCTATACTCCAACACGGAACGTAGTTAGTAATGGGTATTTAAAAATAGACAGTATTAAGACAAACGAGACAATTTATGACGTTGATGGAAATAGTCTTTCAAACGTGGATTTACAATTTGAAGATGTAACTGATCCTGCAGCATATCAAAATTTTCTAACTGTAATGAATGCAATATTCATGGCTAGTAATCAATTTGGTTCACCGCATTCTAGATTTATACGCAATGGTACCACCAATGAAATTTACAGAACAAAAAGTACAAATGCACCTGTAAACTATGAGTTTAATGGCACAATTAGTGGTGCAAGAGCTACATTTGGTATTCACAGTGTTCATTATAATGAAAGATTAAATCGCTTGCAAGAAAAAACACCAGATCCATATGGTGCACTTGATATTTTATATCGTAATGACAATGGCGGTTTTAGTAGTCCTAATACAGGCTTCTTTTTGGGCTTTAAACAAGGTTCACTGTCATTTAAAGACTTTGAAATCACAGAAGGATTACCAAATCTTGTAATTGACATCAATGACAATAATATTGCTAATGGTAATGTTTGGGTACAAACAATTGATGAAGTGGGCGGAGTTATTACTAATTGGAATCAAGTTGATAGAATATTTGGACTAAACTCAATTTACAATAATGCAGCAAACAACTTTAGAAATATTTTTACTGTCAGCAGTAGAGAAAACGACCAGGTTAGTGTTGTATTTGGTGACGGTAACTTTGGAAACATACCACGTGGAATTATACGTGTTTGGTATCGCACTGGTTTAAATTTAAGCTATGTAATTAATCCTGAAAGTTTTGGCAGAGTAACCTACACTTTTAGTTACACAGGATTGGACGGCAACACATACAATGCCAGCTTTACAGCAAGCTTAAAAAGCACAGTAAGCAATGCCAGTGAACGTGAAAGTCTACAAAGTATTAAAGACAACGCAGGACGATTCTTTAGCACACAGGATAGACTAGTAACAGCAGAAGATTACAGTATTTTTCCATTAACTGTTAGTGAAAATATTCGTAAAATTAAAAGTATAAATCGTGTACACAGCGGGCATAGTCGCTTTAGAGATTTTAATGATCCAACCGGCAGTTATAGTGATGCAATAAACTTTATTGACGATGGTTATCTCTATAGAGAAGACATTGCGTCACGTAATATTATCAGTTTGCCTACCACACTAAATGGTGAACAGATCTATAATAGATTTATTAAACCATTGCTAGACAATCCAGAAGTCAAAAATTTCTATTATAATAGACATTTTTATGGACCAAGTGGTAGTTATGATCCATACGTGCAATATTCTGACACCACCAGTAATATTGTGTATTATAATCTTGACAACTCAGCACTTAATACATTCCGTTGGAATCAAGTCACAAAAGGTTCAAACACTTGTACAGGCTATATTACTAACGATACTGCCGTTGTGCAGCGTATTGGGTCAAGTGGCATTTCACCAATGGACAAAATTACAGTGAATTCATTGGTTGAGTTTATTACTCCTAATTATAAAAATGGTTATATAACATCAATACAAATTTTAAATGGCGGCAGTGGCTATGTAACTGCCCCAACTGTTACTATTGCAGGTGTTGGGACTGGTGCAACAGGTATTGCAAATATTGATGGCAGTGGAACAGTTATTAGTGTTAGTATTAGTAATAGCGGCATTAATTATGATAGCAATACTAGTATTACATTTAGCGGTGGCGGCGGCACTGGTGCGGCTGCAGTACCAGTTATAGGAAATGCAGATACAAAATGGGCAAGAGTTACTGGAGTTTACAATAATGGCTTGGGTATTGACGACAGTGTTGGTAACCAGACTGGTATTGATTTACTTAATCGTGGCAGTATTAGTATTAATGGAATCATTCCAAGCGGTGCCCGCATCAAAAGAATTGTTCCAAGTTGGAGTAATGACTTAACCAGTGCACTAAAAACTGTTATGTTTAATCGTTTAGCAAATAACAACAGTTTTGGTCTTCGTTATGATGCTGCTAACCAAGAATGGAAAATTGTTGAAGGCAATAACCTTGTTACAAGTTCGCTAGTAAATAATGATCCAGTTAACTGGAGTCGTGAATACGAAGGCGACACAACCGGAACAGGATTGGATAACAGTTGGATTATACGTGTAAATTATACATCAACTGCTTGGGAAATTATTACTCGTAAAACACGTTATATATTTGGAAGTGATGAACAAGTTAAATTTAGTAACTTAAATTTCCAGGAAACATTCAGTAGCGAAACACTGAAGCCAAGCATGGACAATATCGAGATACTAAACATTAATTCTAAATCTCTAACAAATAACATTCCACTTGGATCTAATTATAAGATGAACGCTTTTGGGTATTTTACATATCCAGACGGCTATACTGATCCGTATAAAATTAGACTTACACTGGCTTCTCCAAACAATAATGGGTATCCAATTATACCTAGTGCATTCCATGATATCGTTGGTACTGACACAATTAAACTTGGAAGCACCACAGTTGATGGATTTACTTATACAGTTAGAGACGATGACGGGACAAGAACTGTTTTGGGCCGCCAGAATCTAAAATCAAAATATACAAGAATAGCAGACACAAATCAAGTTATTGATCCTGCAACAACAAATATTATTGACACATATGTCCTGTTAACATCTTATGAGAATGATTTTAGAACTTGGGCACAATATGATGGAAGAAGTTATACTAAGCCACCAGCACCAACAATATCAGAATTAAATGATTTGTTTAAGACTTTGGAAACAAAAAAGTCAATAAGCGATCAAATTATTTACAGACCAGTAAAATACAAAATTCTGTTTGGTAATTTAGCATCCAGTGAGTTACAAGCACGATTTACTGTAACTAAAACAACCAATAGCTCACTTAGTGACACTGAAATTAAACAAGAAGTTATTCGTTTAATTGAAGAATATTTTAGTATTGATAACTGGGACTTTGGAGAAACATTTTATTTTACTGAACTAGCAGCGTACATTCACAATAACACAGTTGGTCAAGTAGCGCAAATAAATATTGCTCCTGTTGACAACCAAGCAAGTATTGATGCGCTTTTTGAAATTATTAGTGACAGTGATGAATTATTTTTACCAGTAATTTCAACTAGTGATATTACTGTTAATAAAAGCGTAGCATTCAACCCTACAACAATTGCAGCCAACACCGGAGTTAGTATTAGATGAGTACACAATATCATGCAAAACCAGTTATAGCGAAAAAGACGGTTAGACCAGGCGAAAGTTTAGAATATGTAGGTACTAGAAACACTATTGAGTTGCTTCCTGCAATTTTTCAAACTAGCATTAACAAACGTTTTTTAAGTAGTACCCTAGAACAGCTGATGTCTTCTGGTAGCATGGAAGCTGCAAACTACTTTACAGGAAATATACAAAATAGAAAGCCTAACGAAACTTTCTTAAGTGACCAGCGCAACAGCGATAGTTATCAATTTGTTCCTGGAAGTGTTGTTCGTAATAATTCTAATGACATCACACAAGCAATGTCTTATGATGACTTTTTAGACATTTTAAAATTTAATGAAGTTGACATTACTAACACAAATCGTATTTTTAACGAACCAGGTTACACACTTGATTTGCCAATCAATTATGATATGTTTATCAACTACCACCATTATTTTTGGTTAGTAGACTTTTTGCCAGTCTGCGACATCGTAGCAACTGTTGCGGATCCTATCACTATTAGTGACATTGTAGGGTCAGTATACTACACTACTCCTGTTTTGTCAAATGGAAAAACATTAGAGCTACAAAATGGTATGCGTATTAGATTCACTGGTGCTAATGTTACTGGTACTGGCGATTATCCAGTTAATGATGTGTTTATTGTTGATGGAGTTGGTACATCGATTGCATTTACCAAACAGTTTGAAAATGCTGGAACCTCCAACTATGGCAAACGAGTGTGGTTTAATGATACAATTTATGGTTCACAGGAGCCCAGCCAGTGGAACGGTTCAGATTCTGACTTTGTTTACCCAACATACAACATGACTGAATATGAAGTATACGGTCGAGAATATGTTGTTGAGCAGAGACATACTGCAGATCAAAGTGCGTGGAGTAGACGTAATTTATGGATACATGAACAAACTGCAATCGCAATTTGTGATTATGTTGGTGTTGAGTCGTCTGATTTCTTACTTGACAAATTTCGTGGAATTCGTCCTATTATTGAATTCCGTGCCAATATTGAAAAATATAATTTTGCTACACAAAGCCTGGGTAGTGTGACTCATATTTTTGACAACATCAATGACCCAGCAACAGAAATTATTGGTAGTCCTTTTGACTTAGCAAGTTATACTGTTACAGAAACTTGGACAACAACTGGTTACGAATATGGTGATCATGTTAAATTAAATTCCAATGGCGTTGTAACATATTGGAATTGTATTAAAACCCACACTGAAGCACGTAATCCAAGTTATTCAGAAAATAGAATTTATTGGTCACCAATACAATCACGTGATTTGATTGATGGTGATACAATCCTATTTTTAAACGCCACAAACGCCGCATACAATAATAGAATTTTTACTGTTACAATAAGTGGTGGTTTTGTTAGTGCACTAACTGAAATTTATGGTCCAACATCAACTGCACTAAATGTTGGTGATGGAGTTAACGTTCGTATTGGTTATAATAATGTTTTTGGAGAAAGCTATCCAAACAACATTTATAGTGGTAGTGAATGGCATTGGGATGGCAGTGCTTGGGTGTATAGTCAACAAAAAAATTCACGTGGTGACAATATACTTTTCCAGTTATATGATACCAGCAGTGTTAAATTAGATAACCAAGTGGCATATCCCAACAGCAATTTTGTTGGTGACTTTATTTTCAAATACGGAACTTCCAATAGCACAGAAGAAGACCTAGCACTTGGCATTCGTCCACGTTATGTAGACTACGGCAATGAGCCAGGATTAAGTTTTGATATCGGACTTGGAAGTGTACGTTATACGTACAATAATAGAAACACAACTGACAATCCTGAAAATACAAATGCAAGTGTCATTACTGAAATACCAGGGTACTACTATTACAAAAAATTAGACAACAATCAATACCACAATGGTTGGGTTGAGATCAGAGGCGGTCAGCCAGTTAAAAAACATGCGCAAAAAATTGTCAAAGACTCTACTCAGCCAATTGTAATTAATTTAGGTACCAATAATATCAGTACTGACAATGTATTGAGATTTACCAAAAGAAACAACAAATTAGAAGTATATCAAGGCGGAAATCTACATAACACTCGTATAAACGGATTAAATCCTGCATTGTTTGTTGAAAAAAATAAAACATATACCATTACTACATATTTTGATAGTACTGATATTGAGTTTGTAAACACTGACGGCAGTGCATTAACTAATGTTACAGTTGGCGCTCCAACCAACAACACGTTTACGCTTGTTGTTGGCACTGCATTTACTCCAAAAGTTTTTAGATACCGTCTAGCTAGTGACAACACTGTTACTGGATTGGTATATGTTAACGCTGACAGTCAGTCCAATATAAACGTAACAAAAAATGGAGTGGACTTTACTTCATATACACTGGCAAACCAAAAAATAACCATTACTGGCGGGTATGCTACTGATGACGTTTTTGATGTAACTTGGATTAGTGATGACAAAATTATTGACAGTGACGGCGTTGATTTGCCAGCTGATGTTCATGTGTTGAACCCACAAAATGAATTTTTAACACAAGCAAGTTTTGGTGATATTCTATCACACATGAAGTCACAAATCAATGGTATACCAGGGCTTAGTGGAAACTTTTTTGGTGTTAATAATTATAGAAACTTACCAAGTATTCATGAATTTGGCGGAACAATTAGACAGCAGCCTTACAGTACAGAGTTGTTAGCACAACTGGTTATGCATAATGACACAAATATATTCAGTAGTTTAAAACATGCTTCAAACAGTTATGCAAGTTTTAAAAAGCAATTTATACAAAAGTGTATTCAATTACATAATACCATGGACAGCTCAAAAGCAGTTTATGAACTTGTTGACGAAGCACTAAAAAGTATCACTATTGGTAAAAATACAAGAGACGTTTTTGCTAACAGTAATATGTTAAAATTCAAAGACTACGAAGAAGTATCTGGTAGTTGGACTGCAGTTATATCTCCAGTATTTGACTTACCACACACGGTAAACACATATGATGATACAAAAAATCATATTCAAGTATTTGTTAGAGACAGTGACGGTAGTGGAAACCTCCGTTGGAGAAGCCTAGTTAAAGATGTTGATTATACACTAAGCGAAAATCAAGTTACAGTAACTAGCAGTGTTAGCTTTGACGGCAATGGCCAAGCATTGATTAAAATTCGCTGGTATCCAGTAACAAGTTCAAGCTTTGTTCCTCCAAGTGCAGTTAAACTTGGTTTGGTAAATTCTTCAATCCCATTAACAAACGCAAGCTACATTTATGGGCATGATGGCAGCATTGTTGCTCGCAAAGGTACAGAGCTTTATAATAGAAATCAAGCTGGATTTAATATTGAAGATGCTGTTCTTTGGGACTTTGAAACACGCATTTACAATAACTTAGTTTCTACAGATGTAGTTGATTACAAGCACATTATGCCAAATGCAAATCGAGTAACAGTTTACGATTGGGATGATTTAACAACAGCACTGCGCTCTGACTTTAATAAATGGAAAGTTAGAAACGACGTTTCTGAATTGCACGATGCTAATGAGTATAATGTTAGTGATAAGTTTACCTGGAACTACAGTGATGTAGCACCTAATATTGGCGGCTGGAGAGGCATATATACCTATTATTTTAATACTGATCGTCCCCATACACATCCCTGGGAGATGTTTGGATATATGTCAAAACCTGTCTGGTGGGACACCAATTATAGCTGGACAAATGCAGGAAAACGCACAGCACTTATTGCAGCATTAAAGACTGGTCATTATAATGACCCTGCAATGACACCAAAATACAGTCTAACATATGCATATACTGCCTATGATTGGGATACCAACACACTAGTAACAACTTCTGCAGTATTGAATGATCCAGTTACAGCAGGTGTAGTAACTACACCAAGCGATGCTGCTAAAGAATTTGTATTTGGTGATTGGGGCAGTATTGAAAATATCTGGAGATCAAGTTCAGAATATAAAATATCTCTATTTACTGCGCTGGCTAAATTAAGACCATTACGCATAACAAACGATTATTTTAGAAGCAATGAAAGAACAGAGTTTAATTTTAACACCGTGCAAGTGGCATTTGATGATACAAAGCAATTGGGTAATAACCGAGCGGTATCATTAACTAATGAAAAATATGCTGATAATATTGTTGAGTTTGTTACAGTTAAAAATGGCGGCAGCGGGTATATCAGTGCACCATTGTTATCAGTTTACAGTAACTTTGGTACTGGTGCAAAATTAATAGCAAAAATTAGCGGCGGCGAAGTTGTTGCCGTATCAGTTACTAACCCAGGCGGCGGATATCAGACTAAGCCAAGCATTGTACCAAACACTGGTTCAGCAACGTTTGACGTAGTGCTGTTAAGTGATGTTCAGAAATATGTTAATGGTTTGAGTAACGCAATTGTTAACTACTCGCATCGCAACGGAACAGATGTGAATAGTTTAATTGAACGTTTAAACAATTATAGTAATAATCCAATTATTAAAACTGGAGGATTTGTTAATAGTAATCAAAGTTTAATTTTAGAAAGCAGTCAAGACAAAGGTCGTGTTGTTATTCCAGAAGAAAATATTAATACTATTCTTTATACAAGCCAACCTAAGGAAGAACTTTTCTTTGGCGCAGTTAAAATAACAAAGACGTCTACTGGTTATAAAATAAATGGTTACGATAATGCGCTACAGTATTTTACATATTATAAACCAAATGAAACTGCAAGCAAGATAATTGTTAATGTTGGAAACAAAAGAGTTTATAGATACAAGCAATACCAAAGTATTGTAAGCACACTGGATTACAACACTATCTTAACTGGAGATCAGGAATTATATGATTTCTTACTGGGGTATGGTGAATATTTAAATTCAGTAGGTTGGGTTGCAAATTGGTATAGTACTGCGGGCAACACTATTTTGTGGACAGAAACAGCCAATGTCAACGACATACATTATGCAACTCCAAGTACTAGTAAAATAGAAATACGTGAGACAAAACCAGGATACTTTAGTAATATTGCTAATAAGTTTGACGGCGAGTTCAATGTTATTAACCAAAATGGATATCAAATTTTAAATAATAAGCTATCAATAACACGTAATCTGATCGATAATGAAACTGGTGTTACAACAGTTGAGTCAAGAGATAATGTTGAAATTTATGGGCTAAGATTGTATAGAGTTGAACTAGAACATGCATTTGTTATTGATAATGAAACAAACTTTGATGACTTAATTTATGATCCAGTATTGGGAATTAAGCATAATCGTATTATTTGGCGAGGTAGCAGAACAAAAGACTGGAACGGTAAGTTGTATGCACCGGGTTTCATTGTTAACAATGACGGCCTAATACCAAACTTCGATACAGTGGCAAGTGAAATCAACAAATACTACGGGCCAGGCAACACATTAAGTAATCAACAGCAAGTGGACGCTGCTCGTTTTAATATTGGATATAACAAACCAACTTGGAACGAAGTAATTGATTTAGACGACGACACGCTGTTTAACTTTATCAAAGGTACAAGAAAGTACAAAGGTACAAGACACGCATTAAATGCATTCATGAGAAATACTGCGTTGTTTGGTACTCTTGCAACTGCAACTGTGCACGAAGAATGGGCAATCCGTACTGCAGACTATGGTGATACTCGCAGTAGAAACACTCTTGAATTTGCTATTGACAAAGAGTTGTTAAAAACCAACCCACAGCCTGTTCGCTTTAGTTCTGGAGAACTAAACGACGTACTAAGTGACATTATTATTGATGTTGATTTTAATAGTAATCTATTGGTTACTGGAACCCCTGGTAACAATTTTGCAACTAGACCAGCCAAAACATTCAACTATACTACAATATCTGCAGAAGCAGCATACGCCAATGATTTAATAACAGCAGGTCTTCCGCTACTAACAGAAACAGACTACCGTGTATTAAACAATGAAGATTTTGAATTATTCCCACAAGAAGTCAAAACTGATTATAGCTTTGGTGGTGATTGGAGAAACATCAAGCACTGGGATAACAAAACAGCATACAAGTACAAGGACCGTGTCATTTATCAAGGTCGTGTTTGGGAAATGCTTGATCCTGATGGAACGAGCGGATTGACCAGACCAAACGACCCTATAACTATTACTGGTACTGTTACTCTTCCGATTATTCCAAGCTCTAGTGCTGGTGAAACACTGGTTATTGACGGGAATACAATTACGCTACAGCGAGTTACTACAACAAGCACGTTTGGTGTTATTGAAGTTGAAGGAACACAAGATATTCTTTCAAGCAATGTTGTAACAGACGGAAGTACAGTTATACTTGGTATTAATTCATCAAATGCTATAACAGTTATTTTTGATACAACAACATCAACAACAGTTTATAATAATGCACAAATTGTAGGCAGTGTGATTAGTCCACAAATTATTGGTAGTGCAACAAAACAGCTTATTATTGAAAGCACAAGCATTTTGTTTGATGAAACAGAAGCATTAACACAAAATATTACAGCACAAACTGCATTTGAACAAATGTTCTTTGATGCATTTGAGCCAGCAGTAAATACATCCATTATACGCTCAAGTGTTGCAACACAAAGAATTCAAAGACTGGAAGCATTTAGACTAGCATACATTGCTGCAACAAGTCAAGCAACATACAGTACATTTTTAAGTCAGTATTTTGCCAATAGTCCAGTTGGATTAGAAATTAGTTTACTGCTTTCTCTGAATGTTGGGTCACCATCTTATCAGACTGAGCTAGAAAATTTAATTTCTAGCGACATTGACTTGATTAATAACTCATTGGGAACAACATACAACGTTGTAAATGTTATTGCTGGTACCGAAACTGTTACACCTGCAAATATTGTAAGTGCACAAACAGATCTAGATGACAGCAGTTTCCCAACAGATATTAAAAATTGGTTAATTGCAAATCCAACAACGGTGTTTACTACAACCACAGTCGTAACTACAACACTAAGTACAGTATTTAAAACATACAACTTGTCTGAAATTATTGATAAAATTAATAATGCTGGTATTACTAATGTGACTGCAAGTAACAGTAATAACCGTTTGTTGATAACAAAGACAACAAATACACCAAGCATTGAGTTTACATTAACAATAAGCGTTGCAAGTGCCAATGCTGAAGTTGGATTTGCTACGTCAGGTCCTACAATCGAAACAAGTGTAGGAAGTGTAATAACTACAAGTCCAAACCTTACACTACAACAAGTAATTAATCAAATCAATGCAGCGCAGATTTCAGGCATTGTGGCAAGTACAGGCGGTGTAAACGGCAACTTATTAAAAATTTCCAGTACTAACGAAACGCTCTATATCGGTAATGGTACTGCCAACTCAACAATTGGATTGGTAGTTGGAGCAACTCCAGCACCAAAAACTGTAACAAGCATCAACACAAATGTGGACTTATCTACAATTATTGAGATTATTAATACAGCAGCAATTGCTGGTGTTACAGCAAGCAATGCTAGTAATCGTTTAAGATTAACAAGTACAAACAGCATACTTACTATTGGGGCTGGTACTGCTAATACTACTGTTGGCTTAACTGCACAAACACTGAGTGCAACACAAAATGTTATAGCAAACGTGTTTAATGCATTTATTGGTAGTGATGGCAACCAAGTGTTTCAGGAAATGGAAAACGACCCCAATGTTTTCAGTATTTGGGTTGCAAACAATAGAGATGTAACAGCCAGTGCTGCTAGCGGATCAAGTGGATATAGCGTTTATCAAACCATGGACTTTGGTATGCATATTACCAGAGCGTGCGCTGGAATTAATGATGCAGACGACGCACAAATTACTATAGCCCTAGCAAATAGTAATACACAAGCACACAACCTATCAGAAGGCGACTATGTGTTTATTACAGGTAGTAATACAGTACCAAGTATTGATGGTATACACAAAGTAACTCAAGTTGATCCAAACAGAGTAACATTCTACATAGATGAATACATTGATGAAGAAGGAAATGTTGGTAATGTCTATCCATTGCGAAATGTTAGATTCCCAAGCCTTGCAACACTAAACAGCGTTTACAATTCACAAGTAAACGGTGTGTTTGTATATAATTTTGCAGGACTAAGACAAAACAATCAACAAACACCTAAATTGGCATTTTTAGATGATGACGGTACTGGCTCACCAGCAGTATACAAATATCTGGGCTCATTTACAAATAACACAGGTCATACCGGAGACGGTTGGTTTAAAATTCGTACAAGTATACGCCAAGCCAGAAACGATTTAATGGAGAGTGTAAAAATTTACGATGCTACAACTCGAAGTTTAATTACACAATTAGAAGTGTTTGATCCTGCAAAAGGTATTATCCCTGGATTTATTGACAATGAAATTGACTTTATATTAACATCAGACGTGGCTAGCTACAATTACAGTACACTGGACGGATATACAGAAAACACAAAAGCCTGGACTAGCGATAAAGTTGGTCTTCGTTGGTGGGATATTAACAATGCAATTTATGTTGACTATGAACAAGGTAGCATTGACTATAAACAAGCATACTGGGGTAGGTTGTTTGATGGTGCCAGTATTGACATTTACGAATGGACACGCAGTAGTGTATTACCAGAAGAATGGGCAGATTTAGTAGCTCGTAGAGGGTATATTGACGGAAAGCCTGCCAGTGGTGAACCACTAAGCGTAATAATTGATGATGAAGTTGTTTATCAATGGGTTGAAGAAAACTATTACAATCCAAGAAATAAACGTACAGAAACAAGTTATTATTTCTGGGTTAAAAACAAATTAACTAGTTTTGGTAAGAGAAACTATAACACGTACCAATTGGCTAGAATATTAAAAAATCCAACAGCATTTGATGTTTCCTGGTTTGCGGCAGCTGGAAATCAAGAACTTATTCTTGCTAACGTTGAGCCTTACATTACTTCAAACAGTGTTGTACAAATAAATCAAAAGTATGAAAGCAACGCATTGCCTATGAGCGAATGGACATTACTTGCTGAAAATGATCCAGTTAGTATAATACCAGAACAACTACACATCAAGATGCGTGACAGCTTGGTTGGCTATAACAAACACACTGAGATATATTCTTATAGCACATGGTCTAGTAGCACAGTGTATCAACAAAATCAAGTTGTAAAAAGAAATGACAATTTTTACATAAGTCGTAATGCAAATACTAATGTTGATCCAGTTACTGACATTGCAATGTCTGCATGGGAAAGAATTTACGACTACACATTGCCTGATGGTACGCCCGAGAATGATATTTCAATATCACGCCCACATGCACTACCTGACTTAAATTTACATCCGTATAATCGATATGGACATTTGACTAGACCTAGACAAAGTCTAGTAAGAGAACTTCCTATTGCAAGACAAAACTTTGTAGAAACTGCAAACAAATTGTTAGCAGAAATGAACCTAATAGAAGAAATTAAAAATTGGGACAGTGTGCTGTCTTCAACATTTGTTGAGGGCACAGTAACATACAATATGACAAATTACTGGAACTATATTGATTACGTAAGAGGTTCATATGACATTAGTATACCTACAAAATATATAGTTGATGACAAAACTGAAATCAGTGGAGCTCTTGGTATCCCTTTCCCATATGTAAACGGTGATACAGTACTGGTTAAAAACGTTATGCATCATGATGGAATAAACAGACCAGAGATCTACAGTAGAATCAATGATGAGTGGGTATTAGAATATAAAGAAAAGTCTACAATCAAAATTAGTGAAGAAATCTGGAACAATGAAAAGTTTGGTTTAGGATTTGACTTATCTGGTTTTGATACTGATGGCTTTGATAACAATGTTGACAATATACTATCTAACATACTTGACGAACTTCGTTATAAGATATTTGTTGGTAAGCACCAAGTTAAATATAATCAACTATGGTTTAAACTATTGTATCAAGCAGTTGCAGATAATACTGTTGATGATTTTGCGTTTAAAACAACATTTGTTAAATTAAATGTAGAACATGCATTGCAAACTGCAAAAGAAAAGTACATGAGATATAATATTGATGTTGTTGAAGAATTCTTTAACAGTATTAAACCATTCCATACAAAGTTACACAGTGTTGTAGATAGCAATACGCACACTGACTCGTTTGAAACAGAAGTTACAGAGCATTCTCGCAATGCAGTAATTACTCTTAGATACAATGACCACAGCCAACGTGAGTGGGGTTCATTTGAAGGAGATCTTGAATTTACTGGTGGAGATTTCTTAACTGTGCCTGAAAATGAGGACGTGATTACATTTACCACTATTGAAGAAGACATTTTATATGAAGGCAATGTGTTTGTGCAGCCAGTTGAAGAAGGATGGGGCGAAGATGTGTATCCAATAGATGTGTTGGAAAACATTCGTATTCGTGTACAAACCAATCCAAGCGGAAGTACAGTAGATAATACAAATACACGTACATTCCAAATGAATATATTTGAACAATACAACATCGAAGAAAGCATTGCAATACCTCAATCAAGTGTTGCAGTACTGCAAACAACAATTACAGCAACCGCAACCACAATACCATTGGTTGACGCCAGTATGATGACTGTACCAAGTAATGGTGTGTTGGGTGTTGCGTGGATTGGATCAGAGCGCATAACATACGGTGCTATCGATGGAAACAACCTAGTATATGTAACCAGAGGTACCTACGCAACACCAGAACAAGAACACACTGGCGGAACATTAGTCAATGACGCAAGTAGTCCTCTGAGAATTCCGATACTGAGTGAATTTGGCCATTATGGTGACAATTTAAGGCTTGCCTACAATGATACTGGCGTAAGTCTAGCAGCCAACGGTACTACTCCTGAACATGAGTTCATAAGAAATGCCGGTTTTGGAACGTTATAAATATTATAAATGGAATAAGAAAATGAGTGTATCTAAAATTGAAAAATCATTGATAGGAGTAGAAGGTCACATTACAATATGGGATCCCGACAGCGGCGACGTATTGGTTCGTCGTAGAAATGCTATCAATTTTGAAAATATGAGTATTGCATTAGCAAATTTATTAGCAAATGAAACTGGATCAACTGGTTCATATCACATCAGTACAATGAGATTTGGTAATGCTGGTACCACTATTGATGGAGTCGGTGCAGTAACATACAAAGCACCAAACACGTCATTAACAAGCGGAGCATTGTATAACCAAACATTTAGCAAAACAGTTGATGAGTCAATATCTGGCAGTGCTGACAATAGTGTTGAAGTTTCACATGCAAGTGCCACTTTATACAGTGATGTGGTTGTTACCTGTACACTTGACTATGGAGAACCAGTGGGTCAAGATACACTAGATACTGCCACAAACATGGATGGTGATTATGTTTTTGATGAATTGGCATTGTATACCGCAAATGATGATTTGCTAACACATGTTATTTTCCATCCAGTACAAAAAAGTGCAAACAGAAAAATTCAAGTGATTTATACAATTAGATTGCGCACATCATATAGTGACGTTTAAT